CAGACGGAGCGTTACAGGCAGGATCACTAGACATATCTGGTGACGTAGATGTAGATGGAACGCTTGAAGCTGATGCTATGACATTAAATGGCACAACGATTACAACAACAGCAACGCTATCAACAGGCATATCAAATGGAAATGTTTTGGTTGCAAATGCAAATATAGTAGACAATGATTTTTTAAGAGTTGATGGAACAAGTGTTGAGGGTAGAAGTGCATCAGAGGTTGCAGATGATATAGGGGCAGCCACTAAAGGCTTTGCCACAGCGATGGCGATTGCGTTGTAAAGGAGGTTGAATGGCACAAGATTTCGAAAGAGCAGTAGCAAAAGACAGT